TTTAATTAGCGTGACAATGTCTACAATTATTCCTGCCGTGTCGCTTAGTACCTCTATCGTGTTAGAACTGCTCTCAAACTGCCTATCCATTACTAACATCGCAAACTGGTAAGATACCAAACGAGCATCGGTATTGAACGTAAAGCCGTTAGGCACTAACCATACTAAAGGGTAATATTTAACCTCTTCTACGGCAAAGTCAAACTCAGCCCCTACTGCGAACTTGCCTACCATTTTGTGGCTTTCCGCTTGAGTTTTTATCTTGTTGATTATTTGGTTTAGTGTCATAGAGTTTTAGTAATTTGGCTTCGTTCTTTAATCGCCATTTATTTTTCTGGGAAGTCATAGTTATAAAAACAATCGTCATCAGTACCGGGAAGATAGAAACCACCTAACACCGCAGTATTTTTTGGTCGGATTACATCAAAGCCAGTACCAGGATTCAAGAATTTAGGGTATATAGTTGGATTCTCTTTCAAATAGTCACGCAAACGCTCTGCGTAGTATTCCGCTTTATCTCTGTATCTTTGCTCTATTAGTGTAAGTTCTTGTGTTGATACGGGCGTGGCATTTTCACTATTGCGAGATGCTACGCTCTTATTCATAAACTTAAACGTCATTGGAAGCATCGCCTCTGTGAGCGTATAATATTTCAAACAAGGTGCAATATAAGAATCTAACAAAGTTGTATTATCTGCCGTTAGAGTACCGTTATACGCTTGGTCTTGCAACTCATCGTAAATACCCGAACCAATCACATCTCTGATATAAATCTCTTGGCTTTCTTTGATTGCCGATTTTAAGATTTTAGGGTCAAGATTTTCATTGATTGGCGAATTGTCAATCAAATAACTTGTGCTTATAAAATATACAAAGTTTGCCATTATAATTTACGTCTAAAAAGTTGAGGTTGCCAAATGTGTCTGCAATAAGGTACGTGAGCAGCTGGGGAACTTCCTTTGATAGTCATCCAACCGCCTCTTCTTTTCCAAGCATCATAACCTACAATGCTACTAATTTGGTCGATGTCTTCTCGTGTGTACACTCTATTTAATGCCGCAAGTCTTACGCAAAAGTCACGGCTTGTAGGTATGATTTTAGAACCGCTTATGCCTGGTGCTTTTTGATAGGTATAACGTGTGACAATCTCAGTACCTACGTTGCTATTATCGAGTTCACTAATTCCGTTCGGTTGTATCTCTATAACGCCATCTGTGACACGAATTAAGTCACGCTCTACCATCATATCAACTTCTGCTTGTAACTCCTCTATGGGTTTGTTGATGTTGTTAGCAAGGACATCTAAGGTTATTCCTTGATTTGAGTACAACCATTGCAAAATCATTGCTTGTAACGCTACTCCGAACTGCATTGGTACGGCTTCAAATTTACTTGCATCTTCTCCAAACTTAGAGAATACCTCAAGGTCTTTATCGTCATCCCATCCAAAAGGATTCTGCTCTGAGCAACTGCACTTCTGCGCTGACATCTGCACCGACATAGTCATACCTAATTCTTTCCGTGCCTCATCTCTATCTATGATTCCCTTCTCAAATAGTTCTATGTAATCTACTCCAATAGGAGGCTTGTTCTTAGTGACAAGTTTAACAGGTGTAATGTACTTAAAAATAGAAGTAAGGCATCTATCAAGTTGGTTTTGTCTTGGCTCGATGTAAGACGTTTGGAATGCTTCGTATGCCTCTATCAATTCGTTTCTACCGCCTAACTGACCTTCTGTTTTGATACCGAATAACATAGGCGAAGTAACACGGTGTGACATCAATATCTCTTGCTGCACTTGCTCGTTCAGCTGCATAAACATTTTGTCGAAGTCGCTCGGTGCTAAATTATTGACAACGCTTGGCGTTTCGTTTGGCTCGTTGAACTGAATGATAATAGACCCTGCGTTATCCGTGCCGCTAAAGTTGTCTTTAAAGCGTTTAATAGTATCACGGGCTTGTTCGGGATTTGGTATGCCCTTGAAGAGTTGTATTAAGGTCTGAGCCGAGAATCCGCTCTTAATAGAGTTAAGGTGGAAATTAGCAATCTCGGTATCTATCTCGATGTACTTCAAGGCTGACTGATATGGAGCAGTAGGGTACTCTCCACAACCTGCACGATACATCTTGAAATAGTAAACTTGCTTAGATTCTCTTGTGCGTGGGTTAAAAGGGAAATACTCTTGGATATCTGCTCTTCTGTTACTCCAATCATCGGAGTACATATAGTTACCTTCTAAACCTATACGAATGTTTTGGAATGGCAAATGGTAGATTTCAGCGATAGAAGTTTTAGCCTTGTTCCAGATAATTTCCAAAGCAAAGCCATCAAACAACTCAAGGTCTTGTGCTATCTTAGTTTTAAGAGTTTCAAAGTCCTCGTATGCGTTAATGTTGGCAAGGTAGTCGTTTGCTCTTGCTATCTCTTCTGTATTGCTTCCGATTACCTCTGTTTTGTCACCTGCTATATATGCGGCTTTTTGAGTCACAATAGCACCGTGCTTTGGTGAACTATTGTAAAGGTTAATTAACATCTGCGGATAGGCGTTATCCTCTCCGTAAGTTAGAAAACCTTTGCTCTTGTTTTCCTTAAATATCGGAATCTTCGACTCCGCAAAGTTTATGCGTATAAAGTTATTTTCCATTTATCTTATGATAAGTTTCGTATGTCACAAAGTGCGTATCACCACAACAATCTTCTATGATGTAGCCTTCGCCTTCTATTTCTTGTATTATTACCCACTCTCTCATTTGGGAAAGTATGCTTCAATTAGACTATCGTTCTTTTCGTGTATCTCTCTAAGCAAAATCATTGCAGTATCTTGTAATGCTTCGCTTTCTTCTAACTGAATCTCTACACGCTCCTCTATTGATTTAGGCTTTATCGAAAGTGCAGTAATAACCGCTAATATTGCTATAATTGATAGGTACTTCATATCTTGCCTAATGCTTTATAAATCTTAATTTCAGTAACAAGCGCACTACAAAGTGAATCTTGCGTCTTTAGTGCCTTAGATAACTTGTCGAGTTTCGCTTCGCACATTTGCAAACGCTCCTCACACCTTGCGTTTATCTCTTTAGATTGCGCCTCTGCTCGGTAGTATAACACGCTCATTGCGCTGAAAGATATAAGTAGCAACGCCTTTAACGGGTCGCTCTTGAATTGTTCAAAGTTTATAGGGAATTTCATAGTTCAAATGGGACAGGTGGTGATGGTTTAGGTACATATTCTCCTTGTGGTAGGTCAAGAACCCAGGACCATTCGATTAATGCTATTTCTTCTTTGTCTTGGTCGGATAAAAATAAAAACCAAATATCATTAATATCTTGTACGCAATTGAAAAACTCATAAGGTGCGTAAAATTGACCTTGTATTTCTTGGTATTGTTCGGTTGTTAAAATATATCCTATCATACTTGTCTTGATAAAGTAGTTTGAAATGCTTGTACTGCCGTGTAAAGGTCAGATGCTTCGGTATCAGTTAAGCCGTCACCAATATGACAAAATGCATAATTTTTATTTGCAAAACTTGATGTTACATTTCTTGCTCCCAAAATAAAATTTGTAGTTGTTTGTCCTGAAGTTGCCGTATTTATATTAAGGATTAAACTATTATTTTTGAATACTTTATATCCCGAATCACTTATTCTTGTATTTAAAGTAAAACCCACTGCGGTTGTCCCTGTTGCTGAGGTTAATCCAGAATTATTACCCACAAAAGGCGCACCACCATTATAAGATGGAATTATTAATGAAAAAAATGTACCTCCAGAATTTTCTGAATTTAAATCCCAACCCGTTGAAGTAGGATTATTTCTAACATACAAACTAAAAGATTGTGAAATTTGTGATAAATTACCAGTTGGAGTTAAATTTGTATTCATATATGCACTCGTTCCATTCGGCGTTACCCCAGTACTTGCAAAAGTCCAACCCGATGTAAAAGTACCCGTAAAACTTGAACTCTTTAAATTCTGCGCACACGCTGCCGCACTTGCTCCAACCATTGGGTATATGGCTTTCATTTTAGTCCAAATGCCGTCGTTTTTCATATCAATCACTAAAGTATTGACCGCATCGGCTTCGGTTGTAGATAGCACACCTCCAGCCGTATAAACTCTATTAACAAATAATTGGGCATCAGCGTCGCTCACTTGCGGCGCTTGCCCTATCTGACTACCTATAATTCCGTGACTTGCTAATATCATTACGCTACTATATCACCAAATAAATACCACTCATCAGTGCCAATCTTTATAAGAGTAGCACCGCTATACTGCACGTTCAATTTTAACTTACCTCCGTTACTTCTGACAGTTACACCGCTTGTCGGTACGATAGTCGTTTGACCAGCCCCGTATTGCGCCAAAAGTATCTGCGTTCCCGTAGCAAATGCAACCGATGAATTTAAAGGGATTGTCAAGTTGTTAGCACTTGCCACGTTCATCTCGACTAATTTATCAGCATCCCCCAATACAAGAGTGTAGGATGCCGTTTGGCGGTTGGTTGTAATTAGTTTAGGTGTTTTTGCATCAAGTGCGCTTTGTAAATCAGTTTGGTCGGATAGTGTACCCGTGATACTTCCCCACGTTCCACCTCCGCCTTTAGCAACTAAATCTGCATCTGCCGTACCGCTTTCCCACCAATACTCTTCTACTACACCGCCCGTTTCAATACCGACGGTTAAACCTTTGTAACGAAGCGTTACGCCTATATCGGATTTTGCGGTAGCAAGGTCGGGATACGGCCCGTATTTGCCGTCAACGGATTTATTAACACCTACTACTATACCCGCTGATAATTCTATACCTGATAATGCCATTTTATGAATTTCTTAGTTCGATTGTTGGATTAGAGTTTGTTATCGCTCCTATGCTTGTATGTACTTTATAACTTACGCCGCTCCAATAAGCATCGGGAGAATTTACGCTTTCAGTTGAAACTGCGTTAAATACAACCGTAATTGCACCGTTATCAAGTGCAGTAACGTAGTACACCGTTTTGGTTGTGCTTGTGGATGGGTAGGCAACCGCCAAATATTGAGCCGACATATTGTAAGGGATTGCTAAAGTACCCGTGCTACTTCCTACTACTTTGGTAGCCGTACCAGCTGCAATTGCACTTGCCATATCCGCAGATGAAATTGGAGAAGAAGATTTTAAATAGAAGTAAGGATAAATTCCCGTGATTGTTGGCGCAGATGCGCTATCCGTAGCCGTACCGCTAACTCGTGAACCATCCAAGTTATCTTCAACATTGCCTTTGTTATCAAAGTAATCGCCAGTACCCGCATCGTGATTAACAGTTACCGCCCAATTGTTCGAACCGCTTACAATCGTATTGCTTACCGCTAACGTGTTACCCGCTTGAGCAGTTGAACTAATGCCCGTGCCCGTAAATGTATACTGAGTTGCAGCACCCACTAACGGATTTGGGTTTGTTGTACCGTCACCGTTGCGTATAGAACCACGATTGAAAGTGGCCGTTAATGTTCTTGCTATTGTTTGCCCTATTTCTTGTAATCCCGATACACCACTTACCGCAAGTGAAACTGATTTGTTGCTTAGAATAGATGGTAAAATAGTTGGGAATAAAATGTTGTCTAAAACTTGTACAATGTTCAAGGCTTTTAGTGTACTTGCAGGAGTACCTGCTGAAATTCCACCTACTGCAACGCTTTCTACTGTATCGCTAATAGTAGAGTTGTAAGTAGTAGACAAAGTACTACCAGTAGACAAATCTAAGCCATTATTTGCGGCAACTGTTAAGTCTTCTTGTTTAGCATCCAAGATATTTTGCAAGTCCGTTTGGTCTGACAAAGTACCTGTAATACTACCCCAAGTTCCACCGACACCGCTAATTACAATATCTCCACTTCCTAAAATAGATGTAGAGTTAATAGTCTTTATGTTTGTACCGCTTACAAGTGTATCTTGCTTTGCGTTTAGAGCCGTTTGAGTCGCAGTCGATACTGGCTTGTCAGCATCTGCGGTGTTATCCACGTTGCCTAAACCAACGTCACCCTTTACAAGTGTAACCGCACCCGTTTTAGATGCTACGCTTTGTACAGGTGCTAAAGCCTTTACTTGTGATACGTTAATCTTTTTAGTCGTGCTTACTGACGCATCCACAATAGGCAATACATCGGCATCGTCTACTGAAACTATCGCATCTAAAGCACTTATTTTTTTATCAGCCATTATAGTAATATTTTTGAGTCATCTTCTTGGAGTAAAAAGTCACCACTTTCCAACAATAGGTACGCAATTGTTTCGGGTGCTTCAATCTCGTATATTTTCTCGTTTAGTGTAACGCTATACTGAGTTCTCGTTACGTCAAAATCTACCTTTACAATTCCCTCTTCTACGAGTTCGTTTGCTAAGGTAGGGTCTATGTTAGTAGGTGAGGTTTGAGCGTAAATCTTGTAAATATATTCCCCTGCGTCAAGTGTTACCGTTGTGCCTTCTGTTATATCGAATTTATTGTATCGTGTAGTATAACTTGAGGTGTCTGCGAGGATAAAGTTGTAAGCGTTATTTGTCAAACGATGCGTAAGCGAAAATAAATACGTTGGGTTAGCAATCGTTGTCTTTTCCGACAATGTCAAGTACCAACTTTTACTCTCTGCCTTGTTTATTTGTAGCATCTATATATAAATAATAAAATAGTCAAATTGGCAAAAGAAAAGGGTGACCGAAGCCACCCCATTAAAGAAACTATGAAAACACCACTTAAATTCCTAAAGCAGTCACTACACTTCCTTGTAGTTTGTATGGGCTTTCAGACTCAATAGCAGACAATGTTAAATTGTAGCCATTTAAGTCACCCATAGCAGTACCCGTTTCGCTTGTCATTGCAGTAACATCGCAACCGTATTCGTTTCCTACCAAGTAGTAACCGTCATTGTTATCACGCACGATGCAGAAAACTCTGCTTTGGCTTAACAACTTCAACTCGTTACGTTTTGCAGTTGACAACTTACGCAATCTTGCGACAACGTCCGTTTGATTGAATACTGTGCCGTTTTCAGCACTTACGTTTGTAGTTACGGTCATACTTCCTACGCCTTTAGGCAATTCGTAGGTATAAACGTTACCACTTGCTACGGATGTGGCAGTTACTTCGCCACTTGCAACTGTGAAACCAGTAGAGGCAAAGTCTACCAAATGAATAGACTTTATACCTCCTACTGAATCTTTACAATCGAGAGCGAAACCTTGAGTTAAATTTATTGCACAACTCATTGGTTACCTCCTTATGCTAATTTGAATTGAACTAATTGGTCAGGGAACGCAATCTGTACACCGTACTTCATTGTTGCACGGAAACGTACTTCGTCGTTATCTTGAGAATACCAGAAGCGATACTCTTCTTCTTCGTTAGCCAAGTCAGTTCCTACGAACATATTTGACAAACGAGATAAGAACATACGGTTAGTTCCGCTCAAACCACCTACGGCAATCATACGCACGTTAGTTGCAGGGATAACGATTTCCATACCTTCAGCGTCAGCTGCGTAGTGGAAAAGGTTAGATGCACGAAGAGCAGTAGTGTACTTCTTGAAAGTATCAATTCCCACGAACAATACTAAATCTTCTGCCTCAGCGATATCAGCAGGGATTACATTGTACATATCGTCAACTAAACCTTCGATATTTGCAACGGTAATTGCAGTAGCACTTGAAGTGTTACCAGCAACGGTAGAAGCAGAAGCAGCATCAATGATTTTGTTGAAACCATCAAAGCGGTTTGTGTTAGGGTTAGTGTTAGATGTAGCGGTATCACCTTGCCACATTGCAACTTCTAACAACTTAGCAATACGAGATGCTTTTTCGTTACCGATTTGCTCTTCAAAAGGTACTGCTTCGGGGCTACCTGGTGCGATTTGAGTCTGCATCCACTTTGCTTCCAAAGTCTTAGGACACAAAGTCTCTTCAACTTTGATAGCACCTACGGTGATAACACGCTGAGTGAAAGTAGTGTTACCTGAAGCGGTGTAACCGCAACCATCGGCTTGAAAGAATACGTCAGAAGATAGGATATTCAAAGCCTCTGCAGACTTTACACCTACTTGTACTTGACCTGCAGCCTGTAGAACTGCAGCGGTTTTGCTCCCGAAAAGGGATTTTACTACTAACTCAGTGCTTTGCTCGTTAGTGTAGTTACTTAGGGCTGATACGTTAAATGCCATGTTATTTGTTTTTTAGTTGTTTTGCGATTTTTAAAATGTTTGCAAACTGCTCTTCTTTCTTAGAAAGTTTTGCAGGTGCTTTAGTTGGTTCTTCAGATGGTAATTCAGCAACCTTTTCTACTAAGTCTACTGTCTTTCCAAATGCTTCTTTCATAGATGAAAACTCAGCGTTCTTTGCTTCCAAAGCAGCCTCAAGTTTTTCAACACGAGCAATAGCCTCAGCGAAGCGGTTAGCTAATTCATTGAAAGATTCAAGAGAAGCAAACTCAGATGCTTCTACTTCAATTTCTACTTCTGTTGGTTCTACGATTTCGGTTACTACACCGCCCTCAGTAGTTACTAATAAGCCGCCTTCTACTTCGTGAACGGCATCAGGTGCAGGAATTAAACCTTCACCAGTTTGAACGAAAATAGCAGTTCCTACTGCCAATTCGCCTTCCCATTCGATAACTGTACCGTCTACTAACATAGCGGTTGCCATCTCGACCTCTTTAGGCTTCTCTTCTGAGAATCCCAATAGAGTTCTGATTTCTGTTAATACTTCTTTAGAGTTCATTTTATATATAATTAGTGTTTTTTAATTATTGGCTCAGTTTTTGCCGTTCCACTTTTCGACTGCCTTTTTAAGGGCGTTCATAATAGCGTTCATTTGCTGCTCTTCTGCACTTTCCTCAAAGTCAAAATAGCCCTCTACTGAGAAACCTTTAAACTCACCTTCTTTAACCTTAGCCCAAATCTCATCGTCATTTACTATATAAGATAAGAACCAAGAGCCATCGGCTACCTCTTCATAGCCTTTAGGAGGCATTTTACCCATTTCTCTGTCTACGATATAACTCTCAAATAAAGATAGTCCTTTGGTCTCAGCGTTGTGGTGTGTATTTACAGAATCGTATTTGTCACCCTTTGCCCATTTCTTAGCAATCTCGAATATTGTCTGCTTATCAAAGTAAACGTAATACTCACCCCTTGCCTCATCGTAGCGGTATATCTTTTTGTCAGCTTCCATCGCCATTCCAAAGATGATTCGCTTCTCTTCGTTTTGAATCTCAAACTTTGCTTCGAATTTCTTAGCCTTGTTAAGTTCTAACTGCTCAAGTTTACGCTCTGTGTATCCTAACATCTCATCACCGCCCCATAACAAGTATGAAATAGTGCCACAGGCTTCGGTGTCATTAGGGTTATAGTATTCCTTTGCTCTTGACAAATAAGAGTAAGTGCGTTTGATTGTTTCTAAAGATAGATTCTCACGAGCTACTAATTGCCTTGCTCTATTCTTACCTACTAAGGTCGCACAATCATTGCCTAATTTCTCATTTAGGTTTATACCTCTCTGAGCGTTTTGACTTGCTGCCTTTGGGTAATCATCAAAGAAAGCCTGTTTGCCTTCGTAGTAAGTATAACAGATTGCAAGTGCTTGGTCTTGGTCTTTGCCTTCAGCCATAACTGCAGGAACACAACGACCTATAAAATCATCTTCACTTTCTCCTGCTCTTGGCTCTACAAACTTCTGCTCATTGAAATAAACAAAGTCTCTTTCTATTGCAGGGCTTGTAACTAAGCTGACGAAATCCACCCCAGTTTCATCATCGGGATTGATTACTAATTTGTATACGGGTAACTCCATCTATATATAATTAACTTTTTTTAGAATTGGCTCAG